ATTTAGTATTCGAACAAAATACTGCAGGAACAAGAAATAGATTTATGAATATCGTAAATCCTTTCTTAGAATCAGTTCAAGCCAATAGTGGTTTGTCAGCATTCAGAGTAGTAATGGACGATACTAACAATACACCAGATGTCGTTGATAGAAATCAACTTGTTGGACAGATATTTATCCAACCAACAAGGACAGCTGAGTTTATTGTATTGGACTTCATTGTTCAACCAACAGGAGCTACATTTCCTGAATAAGTTTATTTTATAAGTAAACTGACATATAATGAAAAGCCCCAATTTCGGTTGGGGTTTTTCTTTTTTTAAAAATAACTTCTATAAAACTTCAAAAAACAATATCTTTCCTTAACACTTTTTTTTAAGAAAGTGATATTTATATATGTAATAGCATTTAAACGGCATATTAACAGGAGAATGAAAATGGCCGAGATTCTGAATCAAGACGAAATCTTTTTTACACCGTTTGAACCAAAAACTAAAAATAGGTTCATCATGTACATTGAAGATATACCCTCTTACTTTGTAAAGGCAATGGCAAGACCTAACATTACTTTTGATGAAATAGAATTGCATCATATCAACACCAAAAGATATCTTAAAGGTAAAGCTACTTGGGAACAATTAGAAATAACTCTTTATGATCCTATCGTTCCAAGTGGAGCACAGGCTGTAATGGAATGGGTAAGACAACATCACGAAGCAGTAACAGGTCGTGAGGGATACTCAGATATGTATAAAAAAGAGATTAGATTTAATCTATTAGGGCCAGTAGGTGACAAGGTAGAAGAGTGGGTATTACATGGTGCATTTATTCAATCAGCAAACTTTAATGACTTAGATTTTTCAAATACAACGGACGTCGCTGATATTACTCTAACACTTCGTTACGATTACGCAGTATTGTCGTTCTAAAATAGGAGAATAAAAATGACTGAATGGTTAGTGGCAAATTGGGAATACGTTTTAGCAGTTCTTTACGCAGTAGAGAAAATTGTAAAACTTACCCCGACTAAATATGATGACATCATATTCGATATGGTTCTTAAACCAATTAAGGATAAGATAACACCATCTAAATAAACGACCAAAGGTTATAATAGTAAGTGGTTTTAATTTCAAATAGTATTCAAAGGAGCTAAATATGGCTGAAAATCAATATGATTTTCCTACTGAGGTATTAGATTTGCCTTCAAAAGGATTATTATATCCAAAAGATAGTCCACTTTCAAGTGGTACTATAGAGATAAAATATATGACTGCAAAAGAAGAGGACATTTTAACCTCTACTAATCTGATTCAAAAGGGAATTGTTTTAGATAAATTGTTTGAGTCTATAATTCCAGATAAATCAATCAAGTTAGATGATATGTTGATTGGTGATAAAAATGCGATTATGTTGGGTGCTAGAATTTTGGGATATGGTAAAGATTACACCGTAGAGATTGTAGATCCTGATTCTGGACTTAAAAAGGAAATCGTGGTGGATTTAAGTACTTTGAAATTTACATCACCAAAAGATTCTATTTTTGAAAGTGGTGAAAATAAATTTTCATTTGAGTTACCCAATTCAAAACGAGTCATTGAATTTAAATTATTAACTCACAAAGATGAATCAGAAATAGAACAAACGGTCAAGGCACTAAAATCTATATCAAAATCTACGGGCGTAGATCCAACACTCACCACTCGTTTAAAACAACAAATCATTTCTGTAGATGGAGATACGACTAAAAAAACAATAAATAATTTTGTTGATAATCAGTTTCTCTCTTTAGATACAAAAGAGTTTAGAAAGCATGTAAAGTCAATCACACCAGATGTGGATATGACTACAGAGTATGTTAGTGGAATAGGAGAGCCCCATACGGTAGATATACCGATAGGGGTTACGTTTTTTTGGCCTAAGTCAGAGTTATAAAAAATCAATACACGATGAAATATTTTCATTGTGTCATTTTAGTAATGGATTCACTTTTAATGATTTATATAATATGCCAGTCCATTGGAGAAGATATTATATGAATAAGTTGGTTGAGATTAAAGAGAAAGAAAGTGCTGCATATAATAAATCATCAACCACACAAGAACCACCAAAAACTATTCAAAGACAACTATAATTGGAGATTATAAATGGTAAAGATTCTTTCTAAGTTTTATAAGAAAATTAAGTTTTGGATTAAATTTAAAAAAAGTAAATACAAAGATCCATTTATATACAAATGAAAGTTTTATGTATTGGTTGTAGTTGGACGGATAAATGGCCAGATTATTTAAAACTTGTAAGTCCAATTAAAAGAAGTTTACATGGTAAGGGATTATCTTTAATTGAAAAAACAATAAAAAATTATCAAAACAATGTTGAGATAGAGGCTGTAGTGTGTCAATTACCCACACCTATTAGGACATTTTCACGTGGTGATACGGAACAAACACACCAAAATTTTGTACATTCTTTCCAACAAAACAAACAAGATTCAATTGAAAAATTATTAACTGAATACAAAGATTTACTTTTGGATATTAATAATTTACACTCTAACGTAATTTTCTTTCTATATAATACTGGTGGTTATCCATTAAGACATCCATTTGATTTTGGAGAAGATATAGATAATCAGTTTGTTAAATTTTTCCAAGATAACAATATGAAACACATTCATTTGTCTTTTGAGGGTAAGTCTGGTTATTGTAAAAAAGAAGAAGATTGTGATGATTTAGATTACAAAAATTATGCAGAAAAAAATATGAGACGTGGTTTGACAGGTAGAAGTAATTTATCTAAAAAGTATTGGGTTTGGCAACATCCAAAAAATAGAATTATTTATGATGCTCATCCAAATGAAAATGCAGATAAAGTTGCTGCAAAAGTAGTAGAAGAATATATAAATCAACAATCATGATAAAAAACCTCAATTCTTATATTTATTACTGAGATAAATCAATCGATATAAATGGAGATTAACAATGGCAAAACTTGACTTAGCCGAAGGCGTTCTTGATAGGTTTTATAAAAATGTTGAAAAGAAAATCAACAAGATGAAACAAAAAAACGCACGAAAAGTCTTATCTGATCCTAAAACTAAACGGGAGTTAGAAAAATTTGTTAAATCATTAGGTAGTTTAGAAGACGCACTCAGTAGAATACCAAAATAATAACTTAATCTCTTTCAATATAACATATTATTTAAGGATGGCTAGCCCCATATGGATCAAGCTCAATTTAATAAACTAAAACAAGACCAATTAGACCTCGAAGTCAGAATTAATGCCGAGTTAGGTAAGGGTGCTGGTGCAAAACAACAATTCATAACAGACCAGAGAAAAATCCTTAACAATAACGCAGAGATTTTAAAACACGAAGAAAAAAAACGTAAAATACAAGAGGACGTGACCAGAACACGTAGAACTCACAATAGTTTACTAAGTGATACAACAAATAGTCTTGTACAACAGATTAAAAATCTAAGAGAAAGTCAAACTGCAAATCGAGCCATATCTCACTCCATTAGAAAAACCAAAGATTTCAGTAGTGATTATTCATCCTTATTATCAAAAATCTCAGAAACAGAGGAACACGTTCTTAACAGTACATCAGCTAAAAATATTGTGGATTATGATTCTAAAAAGGTTCAAGAAGAAATTTCAGAACTTCTTAAAGAAGCTGGGAAACTTGCTCCTAAAGAATTAAAAGTTATTAAAAAAAGGTTAGGTTTACTACAACAAGAAAGTGAAATAGTTGGAGAGGCTGCCGATAAAGTTAAAAGACGTAATAAACTTCTTGATATGGCATTGGGGACGTTGGGTTCAAGTGTTACTGCATTCAAAGATATGGGAAAACAAGCTAAGAAGTTTGCACTTGCAATTAAAGCCAATCCACTTATGGCCATATTAGGAGCACTAATAGCTGTAGTTGGTTTTTTCGTTAAGGGATTTAAGGCAGCACAAAATTTTTCTGAAGAATTAAATGCAGGTCTTGGAACTTCTATAAAACTTGCAGCTGTTACTGAAACTATGCCAGGATTTCAACTACAGGCTGCAGCTCTTGGTGGTGATATTAGAGAAAGTGCAAAGGCAATTTTCACTGCCACGAGAGGTACTCGTGATGTAAATAAAGAAAACGTAAAGGCCTTAACAACATTAGCAATCAAATCAGGTGCAACAGAAGAAAACATAGCAAATATGGCTAGGTTATTTTCCGATATGGGTAATACTGATTTCACGGGTGGTTTGGAATTAGTTAATGCAGTTACTGAGTTGGCTGGAGATAATCTTGTAGATAGTGGTATGGTGCTTCAAGATATGGCAGCAAGTGCAGAAGAGTTTGCAGCCTACACCGACTCAAGTATGAAAAATATTGCTATGGCAGCAGTTCAGGCAGCAAAAATGGGTGTAGAGTTGGCAACAACTTTAAAAATTACAGACTCATTATTAGACTTTGAAACCTCTATAACTTCTGCTATGGAAGCCTCGATGATGATTGGTAGGAATATAAACTTTGATAGGGCTAGAATGTTAGCCATAGATAATGATATCGTGGGGGCCACAAACGATATAATTCAACAATTGGGAAGTGCAGAAGAATTCACTCGATTAAATGCAATACAAAGGAAAAAATTAGCATCTGCAATTGGAGTTGAAGTGGGTGAATTAAGTAGGTTGGTTGCAGGTAAACCTTTAGAAGTAAGTACAGAAGAAAAGGCAACAAAACTACAACAACAATCCGTAGATGCAACAGAAGAATTAACAAAAGCAACAAAGGAATTAACAAAGGCCGTGGGGGATAATTTCAAAAAGAAGGCTGGTGAAATTGCACCTATAGTATCAACGGTGGGAAAGATGACTGGAGCACCAGGAACTATGGCCATAGGTCAACTTCTTAGATGGT